ATATCAACTAAGTGTTCTTGTAGTTGCAGTTGATGCAGAAGTTTCAAGACAGATACACGAAAAGTGTCTTAATAAATTTGGTATATCTAAGATACCACAGAATATATATTATGTCAAAAAACTACCCATGATTGAGGGCGGTAAGAAGTCAAGAAAGCTTGCTATGGATATTGTGAAAGAATTTAAACTTACAAAATACGTTTACATATACAATTAAATAAATAACGGGGGAGAAATTCCCCGTTTAATTTTGTTAGGAGCTCTTATATGCTAGTATCATTCGAACAACTAAATGAATTTTTTGAAGATACTGACGAAGAGATTATACAGCAGTATGTAGAATACTTGAACGATGTTATGGAATTTTATGAAATTAATAATAAGCAACGCATTGCTATGTTTCTCGCGCAGGTTGGTCATGAATCAGGTGGTCTTAGAACCATTAAAGAAAATCTAAACTATTCAGCGGATAGATTGAAAGTAATCTTTCCGAAGTATTTCCGTGGAGTTGACACAGCTCCATTCGCAAAGAATCCAGAAAAGATAGCCAACAGAGTTTATGCTTCTCGCATGGGCAATGGTGATGAATCTTCTGGTGATGGATATCGTTACTGTGGGCGTGGTCTTATTCAGCTTACAGGTAAGTCAAACTATCAGGCGTTTGCTGCCGATATGGGGTGGTCTCTTGAAGACGCAACTGCTTGGTTGGCAGAGCCTGAAGGCGCTTGCTGGTCTGCTGGTTGGTTCTGGGATTCAAGAGAGCTTAATCAGTGGGCAGACAAAGGCGACGTGCTTACAGTAACTAAAAAAATCAATGGTGGAACTATAGGTCTTGAAGATCGCAAATCTCATTATGAAGCCGCACTCGAAATATTTTCATAAGGAGATAAACTATGCCAAAATTTGGTCCTCAAGATCCAAACGTAGAACCAGAAGCGCCAAAGCCAGCAATGGATATGATCCCTGCTGCAACTAAGGGTGCTGCTGCTTCTATCCCAACAAACTATACAAGTACAACCACAAGCTTTTCAAGTGGTCCTTCGGCATCAGCAGCTGCTGTTCAGCAATTGTCACCAGAGGCACAGTTAGCAAAGATTGATCTTGAAAAGAAACAGTGGGAAAAGGAAAGCGCAAAGCAAGACGAACACTGGGCAAAGGCATACTGGCGTCCAGCTATGGGTTGGCTCTATATGCTTATCTGTCTAGTAGACTTTGTTGTGTTCCCTGCTATCTCTATGTTCCTTCCCATCGTTACAAAGCTACCATATGTTGCGTGGGTTTCTCTTTCATTGTCTAATGGAGGATTAATTCATATGGCGTTTGGTGCTATTCTTGGTGTTGCTGCCTATGGTAGAACACAAGAGAAGGTAGCAAGTAAGCAATAATAACTTGCCTTTTGATGTAATATATTATATACTATAATGATATTGTGGAGGTATTATGGCATTTTATACAAGCGTTTTCCAAAGAGGAAATAAGATCTATATGCGTGGCTTCGATAAGGGGCTGCGCATATCTAATATTATTGAATACAAACCTTATATGTTTATCCCAAAGCAAGGTGGATCATATAAAACTCTGGATGGCAGAGACGTTGGTCGTTTAGATTTCGACACTATTCAAGACGCAAAAGATTTCGTTGATACATATAAAGAAGTTTCAAATATGGAAATATTTGGAATTAACACATTTGCATATCTGTACATATTTGATAACTTCAAGGGCGATATCGATTATGATCCACAGCTAGTTCGTATTGGTACTCTAGATATCGAGTGCGCAGCTGACGAAGGCTTTCCTGATATTCAGAAAGCAGATAAGCCAATCACTGCTATCACTGTTCGTTGTAATGGCAGGAACTACGTATTTGGTTGCGGTAAGTTTAAGACCGACGACCTCAATACACATTATATCGAGTGTAAGGACGAGTACGAACTAATCCAGAAGTTCCTTGCTTGTTGGCAAGCTCTTGACTTGGATATCGTTACTGGTTGGAATATCGAGTTTTTTGACATTCCTTATCTGGTTAATCGTATTAAGTTGCTCTTTAATGATAAAGAGGCAAAGAGGATATCCCCATGGAAGGTTCTTGACGAGAAGCTAGTTGAGTTCAGAGGAAAGCAAAACCAGAGTTATAATCCATTCGGCTTGGCTGTACTTGATTACTATCAGCTCTATCGTAAGTTTACATTTGGTAATCAGGAAAGCTATAAGCTTGACTTCATTGCCCAGATGGAACTTGGTGAAAAGAAGATCGACTACTCTGAATATGGTAATCTGCTAGAGCTCTATAAGAATAACTATCAAAAGTTTATCGAGTATAATATTCATGACTGCGTTCTGGTTGATCGTCTTGATGATAAGCTAAAGTTTCTTGAGCAGGTTATGGCTCTTGCCTATGATGCCAAGGTTAACTTTGGTGATACTATGACGACTGTTCGTCCATGGGACATTATCATTCATAACTATCTGCTTGAGAGAAAGATTGTTATCCCACAAAATAAGAAACAGCCTGACTTTGATGCATTGGTTGGTGGCTTCGTTAAAGATGTGCGACCTGGTTTGAGTAAGTGGGTCGTTTCGTTTGACTTGAACAGCCTTTATCCTCATTTGATCATGCAGTATAACATTAGTCCTGAAACATTTGTTCGTAGAAAGCAAGGATTTCGAACTATTGACAATTTGTTGACAGGAGCTTTTGAAGGTTCTACGTTTCAAGGCGAAATAGTTAATGATAATTATTGTATCGCTGCTAATGGTTGTATGTATCGTAAGGATAAGCAAGGGTTTCTTCCTGCACTAATGGAGAAGATGTATGATGACCGTGTTACGTTCAAGAAAAAGATGTTGGAAGCCAAAAAAAGTTATGAAAGAACCAGAAGTAAAGAAGATGAAAAACTCATCGCTCGATATCACAACATGCAAATGGCTAAGAAAATCCAGCTCAACTCCGCTTACGGAGCTCTTGGGAACCAGTACTTCAGATGGTTTAATTTCAATCATGCAGAAGCCATTACCACTTCGGGCCAACTCTCTATTAGGTGGATCGAACAGAAAATGAACCAGTATATGAACAGGATATGTAAGACAAATAATGTTGATTACGTTATCGCTGCTGATACTGATTCTATCTATGTTACATTTGAGAAGTTGATTCCTGATAGCAGCGATGAACTAGAAGCTGTTAAGTTGATTGATAAGTTTTGCGAAACTAAGATTCAGCCATACCTAGACTCTTGTTATGATGAGTTGGCTGGTATGATGAATGCATATCAGCAGAAGATGCAGATGAAGCGTGAAACTATTGCTAACAAAGGTATTTGGAAAGCAAAAAAAATGTATATCCTCAATGCTTGGAACGTCGAGGGCGTGCAGTACGATAAGCCGAAGCTAAAGATTCAAGGTATTGAAGCTGTCCGCTCATCAACTCCATATGCTTGTCGTGAGAATATTAAAACTGCTCTTAGTATTATCATGAACGAGGATGAGGTTGCGCTTCGCAAGTTTGTTGAGTCGTTTAAGGAAAAGTTTATGACTCTACCTTTCGAAGACGTTGCTTTTCCTCGTGGTGTTAAGGGATTGAGTAAATATAGAGATGCGAGTGCTATCTATAAGTCAGCAACACCAATTCAAGTTAAGGGTTCGTTAATTTTTAATCATATGCTAAAGCAACATAATATGAAAAACATTCCACCAATTATGGATGGGGATAAGATTAAGTTTGCTTATCTTAAAACTCCAAATCCTATTGGTGAAACTGTTATCGCAACTGCTGATTATATACCTGCTGAATTCAATCTTAATAAGTATATTGATAGAGAAATGCAATTCAGTAAATCGTTTTTGGAACCACTCAAGGCAATTACAGAGGTGATTGGCTGGGAAGTAGAACACAGATCAACATTAGAGGATTTCTTTGGCTAAAAAAAAGAAACAAAAAAGATTTACTAGAAATGATCTAGATAAAATGTCTTTTGAAAAAAGAGAAAAAGTTCGTAAAAAACTTCGACAGGAAGCAGTTTATACGAGACATTTTAGGTCAGAACAGTCTTTCGGGGCTGCTAGTGAATGTGTTTCTTTAACACCAGAAGAATATTTGGCTTACATGCCAAGTCCAGAAGTAGCGGAGATATTAAAAAATGAAATTAAATGATGACGATGATTTTGGTTTTAGTCTTGTATCAGAGCAAGAACTAAAGAAGCATGAAGAGTTCTTAAAGAAAAAGGTCGAAGAGCAAACACAGGTTGTTGCTCAAACAGCTCACGACCTTACAGATAAGCTTCATGGTCTTCGTAGTATGATTATGCCATTGCTTAATAATCTAGCAAAGGATCCGGAGAAGGAATATATACTATGGCCAGATCGTGCTGAGAAAATTAAAGCGTTTATTAATAAGATCGATGATTTTGTAATGAAAGAATGATAAATTATCTAGCACTACTAGTTGCGCTGGCAGTTTCAGGAGTGTCAGCGTACTATTCTATATTAGGTCTTACAGCTATTTTCTCTTCTGCTTTTGTTGCTATTGTTATTATGGGCATAGCACTAGAGTTAGGTAAGCTTGTAACAGCATCCTGGTTATACCGTAACTGGGATACGTGTCCTATTTTATTAAAAACATATTTGACAAGTGCAGTTGTTGTACTTATGTTTGTGTCAAGCATGGGCATATTTGGTTTCTTATCAAAAGCACATATTGAACAAACTCTAAGCATCAACACAGGCTCTGCTGATCAGGTTCAAATTCTTGACCAGAAGATAGATTATCTTAAACAATCTGTTGCTGATACAGATAAACAGATAGCTCAAATTGATGCGGCTATCACAAAATTAACTGATAGAGGACAAGCATCAACATCTTTAAGGGCTGCTGAACAACAGAGAAGAACAAGAGACAGCCTAATCAAAAAGAAAGCCGATTATGTCAAAGATATTTCCAATGCCACAACAGAAAGAGTTAAACTCCAATCAGGAATCAGAAAGCTTGAAGCCGAAGTTGGACCCCTTAAATATATCGCAGAGATGGTTTACTCGTCAGCAGGTAACGACCAGCTGGAAAGGGCAGTCAGGATGGTCATTCTTCTTCTGGTCTCTGTTTTTGACCCTCTTGCTGTTCTCCTTCTGCTTGCAGCTAATCATGGGCTTCAGCAGATAAAGAACTTGACTAAACCAAAAGAACATAGTATACTTAAAATTGACGATTCCGTATTAGGAGAAAATAATGTCGCTTAAAGACCGTTTAATTAAAAATTCTACAATTGATTTGACTGCTACTCTTACAGATAGTAAGATCTTTACAAAAAAAGATATGATTCCTACTTCTGTACCTATGATCAACGTTGCGTTGTCTGGATCAGTTGATGGTGGTATTACTCCTGGCTTGACCATGTTGGCTGGTCCATCAAAGCACTTCAAGACAGGTTTCGCACTTCTGCTTGCTTCCTCTTTCCTTAAGAAGTATCCTGATGGTATCATTTTGTTTTATGATAGTGAGTTTGGTACCCCGCAGTCTTATTTCCAAACCTTTAATATCCCGTTTGATAGTGTGGTGCATACACCGATCACTGATGTCGAAGAACTGAAGTTTGATATCATGCAGCAGATGAAGCAGTTGACTCGTGAAGATCACGTTATGATCGTTATCGATTCGATTGGCAATCTAGCTTCAAAGAAGGAAGTCGACGATGCGCTCGATGGTAAGAGCGTAGCAGATATGACACGTGCCAAGCAGATGAAGTCTCTATTCCGTATGATCACTCCCCACTTGACTCTCAAGGATATTCCTATGGCTGTGATCAATCATACATATAAGGAGATTGGTCTTTATCCCAAGGATATTGTCGGTGGAGGTACTGGGTCGTACTATGGCTCTGATAATATTTGGATCCTTGGTCGTCAGCAGGAGAAGGATGCCGATGGTATTTCTGGTTACCACTTTGTCATCAATGTGGAAAAATCTCGTTACGTCAAGGAGAAGTCGAAGATCCCAATCACCGTTTCTTTCGAAGGTGGTATCAATCGCTGGTCTGGTTTGCTTGATGTTGCACTTGATGGCGGTTATATCGTTAAGCCTAAGAATGGCTGGTATGCTACCGTAGACAA